CTCAAGAGAAAACCTACCCTTACCTGCCTGCTCTGGTAAAGTGTTCAGAGAATACCCTGTTCACCGGAGAGATGAAGTTCAATGATGCTGTTGATCGCATCGCTAAGTTCTTAGATGGCAAACAAAAGTCAACAGTTTATTATGAAGAATATGAAGTCTAAGATAATGGCAGCACTAGACTATGCTAAGTGGTGTGCTATATGCTCACTCTTGTTTTTAGCCTGCCAATTTTTTACAAGTAATTTTATTAGTTTAATTTTTAAATCATTTTAATGATGGAAGAAAAGAAGTACGACTCCGAGTTGATCGGATGGGTAGATGACCCAGTTTTTACTGAAGATGGACAAATCATCAGCTGGACAATTAAATTGAAAGACCACGAGCTCAAGGATATTCTTGACAACTACATTAGCACACGAGATCCTAAGACTGGTCACGGTGGCAATGCAAGAATCAAACTGTTCATGAGTAAGCAAGGTAAGGCTTGTGGCTCTGTGTACAACTGGAACAGCGAAGCTGCGAAGGAAAGACGAGAGGCTGCGATAGCTGCTAAGGCTGAGAAAACTGCTACAGCAACTGCTGACGCAGAAGGAGAGGATGTATTACCATTCTAATTAAATCAACCTGCATACAAAGAGCCCCGCTTCGGCGGGGTTTTTTATCACCTTTAATTTAATTAAATATGAATGATTACGATAATGTTAACCCAGCTCATTACAAAAGCGGGGACAAAGAGGTGTGGGAGATGATGATAGATGTGTTCGGAAAAGAAAAGTACTTAGCTTTCTGTGAACTGAATGCATTTAAGTATCGCATGAGAGCAGGTAAGAAGCCATCAGCATCAGTGATGGATGAGTTTGCTAAGGCTGTATGGTATGAGTCTCAGATGGATCAAGTAAAAACATGGTACGAATTAAAAGATGAATCAAAATGAAAGTTACCTTCTTCAGAAACATAAAATCACCAAACGATCCACACTATGTAGAATCACACGAGGCTTTCTTCCGTATACGGGATGGTAAGAGCCGATACCAAATAGAAGAGTACCGGTCTACTGACGACAAGAAGCTAAAGAACAATCTCCCGCTAGTATGTTTCAGTGGTGAGTTCTCCAGAAGAGCTGACGATGCGCTGGTAGAACACTCTGGGCTTATTGTCTTAGACTTTGATCACGTTGACGTTAAAGAAAGCAAAACTTTTATTGGGTCTGACGAATATGTTCGAGCATGCTGGGTATCTCCATCTGGAGATGGTATTAAGGCTGTTGTGAGCATATCAAATCCAGAGCGACACAGGGATCACTTCAGGGCATTAAAGACATACTTCTTTAAGAGATATAACCTTGAGGTGGATGAGTCCGGTATTAATGAATCGAGAGCCTGTTATGAGAGCTACGATCCAGAGATTGTAATCAACCAGAACAGCAAGAAGTTTGGTGCGTTTGCATCAGAAAAGTCTGAGTCACAGGTAGCTCAAGTCGAGGGTCACTATACAGACTACTATAGGCTTAACCTAGCAGCGAAGATGATTCGTAATGCAGCTGACGGTGAAAAGCATGCAACTCTGTTGTCTGCATCTAGATTGGTAGGTGGATTCATATCAGCAGGAAAGATAGAGCAAGACGAAGCTACTCGTGTTCTCCTAAGAGAGATAGGTAAGAGAGACATAGATGATATGCCTCATGCTAAGAGCACTATCCTTCAAGGTATTGAGCAAGGTAAGCTTGACCCTATCAAAGATACTGTGAGTGCAGAGCAAGATGCTAGGCGTGAGCTACTGATTAACGATGGGGATATGTCTTTCGTTTCATCAGACGATGAAGACTTCCGGTGGATAGATGATTACTCTCAAGGTAAGATTGCAGTTGGTCTGGACACAGGAGACGAGAAGTTCGATGAGTACTTCAGATACAAAAAGGAGTTCCTTATCATGAATGGTCACAGTAATGTCGGGAAGACCACTGTTGCGTTATACCTCATGGTCAATGCGGCTATCCGGCACAACTGGAAGTGGGTAGTGTATTCGTCAGAGAATAACACAGCATCTATTAAGATGAAGCTCATGGAGTTTGCCTGCAATAAGAAGTCAAGCATGATGACATACCATGAGCGCAAGTTTGCTTACAGGTGGGTAAGGGAACACTTCACTGTGATCAGTAACCGTGAGACCTACAGCTTTACTGACATTATATTGTTTATCGAGAAGATCCTACGCCAACAAGAAGCGGATGCTGTCTTTGTTGATCCTTACAACTCACTGAAGGTTCAGTCGGGTAATGTGAGCGAGCACCAGTATCACTATGAAGCTGCGTCAGAGTTCCTTACATTCTCTAATAAGAATAATGTTGCAGTATGGTTGAACATGCACGCTGTTACAGAAGCTCAGAGAAGAAAGGGTGACGATGGTTTGCCTGTTGCACCATTCGCAGAGGACACTGAAGGTGGTGGTAAGTTTGTAAACAGAGCTGATTGTTTCATGACAATTCATAGAAAAGTACAGGCTCCAGATACAGACCAGAAGCGTACAGCTGAGGTGCATATCAGAAAGGTAAGAGAGACTGAGACTGGAGGTCAGCCGACACCTTGGGATGATCCGATTAAGTTTATATTCAACACCCAAGCTACAGGGTTTAGAATTAAAACAACCTTCAAAGAATTATATGATCCTGTTCAGATACAAGTACCTGAGCAGCAAGAATTTAAACTAGAACCTAATATAAATTTTATCAATGAGTAAGTTCACTAAGTATTTAACTAGAGCTTTGGATTGTGCCAAGCCAGAGAAAGAGGCAGGTTTAGCTGTCGCAGTTACAAAAGAAGGGCTGTTTATGTGCCGAATAGTAGGTAATCCAGAAGCTACAGCACAGATGTTGCTCCATGCAGCAGAAGTAGATGAGGGGATGAATACATTCTTAACCCATGTTTCTAATGAATTTATTAAAAAAACAGTAGAAGAATTACCAACAAATAATGAATAGCTGAGAATAAAATGTATATTTCGCAGCATGAAGAGACGCAAGCCGGGTACGACTAAAAGAAAGTCAGCCAAGAAGCGTCAGTTAGGCAAGTATAAAAGTGGATTAGAGAAGAGCTGTGCTGACCTATTGAAAGAAGAAAAGATAGAGTTTGACTACGAGAAGCTAGAGTATGTATTGGTTGAAAAGTTCAGGCATCAGGGTGTTTACTTTAAGATGACACCTAAAGCTAAGGAGATGAAAGATAGAACGGCAAGTATGATCCTGCCTATCAAGTACACTCCAGACTTTGTTGCTAAAGATGGTAGCTGGATTATTGAAACCAAAGGGTATACTCCGTCTCATCACGACTTTCCAATGCGATGGAAGTTATTCTTGAAACACTTGAACGATCAGGACGAACCCATTCCTATGTTGTTCATTTGTAAAAACAAACAACAAGTAGCTGAGGCTATACAAATTATTAAGAATGGAGGAACTAAGTAAAAGACTTTATTCTGCATGTGATAGAATGCACGATGAAGTAACTAAATTTTATGAGGCTGTGCATCCTGATGGAAAGCCAATAGAGAATGAAGAAGACCTATCTAATCTATCAGCTGACTTGAAATATTACATGAGGCTTGAGCTTGATTACATTAAAGAATTAATTAAAGAACAGGACGCAGACATCCCGCTTTTACACCGACTAAGTGTGTAGAAATATTATGTAGATTCGCCGTCCTTTTTTCACAAAAAATTTATGACTCAAAAACAAACTACCCCATGGGGGGAGGTGGGATACCCTACCTTTAAACGTACCTACTCTAGACCATTAAAGAATGGTAAAACTGAGGAGTGGAAGGATACAGTTGATCGTGTCGTTGAAGCCTGCAACAAGCAGCTTAACTGTAACTTCTCAGAGAGAGAGCAGAAGGATGTACGTAACATCATGCTCAACCTCAAAGGAACTGTTGCCGGAAGATTCCTGTGGCAGCTGGGAACTAAGACAGTAGATAAGCTAGGTCTGCCCTCACTACAGAACTGTGCCTTCACTGTTGTTGATCAGCCTATTCGTCCATTCACTTGGGCATTTGAAATGCTTATGCTAGGATCTGGTGTTGGGTTTAACATACAGAGAGAGCATGTGTATCAGCTACCAAAGATTAAGCGTAAGGTAAAGGTTACACGACTTGATGAGAACGATGCAGACTTTATTGTGCCGGACTCACGAGAGGGATGGGTTGATTTACTATACAGAGTTTTGAAAGCGAGCTTCAAGACTGGAGAGAACTTTACGTTTGCTACTCACCTCATTAGAGGTAAGGGTTCTCCAATCAAAGGTTTTGGTGGTACTGCATCTGGACCAGAAGATTTAGTCTGGGGTATGCTTGAAATAAACAGACTCCTTAACGAGCGATCAGGGAAGCGTCTACGCCCTATCGACTGCTTAGATATAATGAATATCATCGGGAAGATTGTAGTGGCAGGAAACGTCCGTAGATCAGCTCAGATAGCTATTGGAGATCATGACGATCTGGAGTACTTGAGGGCTAAGCGTTGGGATCTTGGTGGTATACCTAACTGGAGAGCTATGAGTAACAACTCTGTTGCTTGTGACGACATCTCTTTACTACCTGAAGAATTCTGGGAGGGGTATAAGGGTAACGGAGAACCATACGGTTTGATTAACCTTTCGTCATCTAGGATTCAAGGGCGTACTGGAGAGACAGAGTATCCAGATCCAGATGTCATGGGGTACAATCCATGTGCTGAGCAGTCTCTTGCAAACTTTGAAACCTGTTGTCTTGCAGAGATATACCTACCAAACATTGAGTCAAGGGTAGAGTTAAAGAAAGTAGCTAGGTACTTGTACAGAATCAATAAGCATAGCCTCGCTATTCCTTGTTCAGTTAAAGAAACAGAAGATATTGTACATGCTAACATGCGAATGGGTATTGGTGTAACCGGATACCTTCAAGCTACAGACGAACAAAGAAGCTGGCTTTCAGATGTGTATGTGTATCTTCGCGCTTACGATAAACAATATTCTAATGACAATGGATTCCCTACTTCAATCAAGATCACTACCGTTAAGCCAAGTGGAACGCTGTCTCTTCTTGCTGGCGTTACTCCCGGCGCACATCCCGGATATTCAAGACACTACATTCGACGAATCCGAATGGCGGCTGATAGCGAGCTTGCATCAGTGGCTAGAAACAACGGGTACTTCGTAGAGTATGTAAGAAACTTTGACGGAACAGAAGATCACTCTACTGTTGTTGTTGAATTCCCTTGCCAGTTTCCTGACGGAACTATGTTTGCTGAAGATATGACTGCTATAGATCAGCTAAATGTAATCCGCAAGCTACAAGCAGAGTGGAGCGACAACTCAGTATCAGTGACTATCTACTACCGTAAGGATGAGCTGGACGCAATCAGGCAATGGCTATCAGAAAACTATGTGAATACAAAGTCTGTTTCTTTTCTTCTACATAGCGAACACGGATTTGATCAGGCTCCACTGGAGGAGATCACTGAAGATCGTTATCTAGAAATGAAAGAGAAGGTGACTGAGATCACATCACTTGATAGTTTAAAGATGGATGACATCGACATTGCTGATTGTGATTCAGGCGCATGTCCAGTGAGATAATATAATGAGCAATTCAAATTGGTATAGACCTAGTGCAGTAAGACCTACGTTTAAAAGCAAGTCGTACACATACCCTTGGTATGATGAAGATTCAGGTAAGCAGGTTGCTATAGATGTTTGTGAAGTTAGATTAACTCCAGAAGAATATTCTTGGTGTTATGAAACTAAAGACAAGATGGCAAGTGCTGAATGGAAGGAGACAGATTACCGTAAGGGTGTGAATCCGAAAGCTATATTCGTAGGTCTTATCTCTGAGGTCGCAATCGCTAAAGTATTTAATCTTTCAGTTGATG